TATTTTAATGTTTTAACTAAAAACATAAGAATATATAATGGTTTATCTTGGCTAGAGCTAACTCCTCCAAGTGACGACCCCACACCATTTTATCCACATACGCATGCTTTTGATGGATCAGTACATAGTATTGATGTCCAAAATGTTATAAGATTTGATTCATTTAATGATCAAGCAGGACCGCAAGCAAATATCCCACAAGTTGTGGGAATAGAAGGAGGAGAACCGATGTCAAATAATGATAGCGGAACGTATCAAGATTTAACTCTACTAGATGGAGGAGAGTATAACTCTATGTTTGAACCAGAAATTGATGATATAATTATCGAAGGCGGATCAGCAGCCCCATCCTTAGAAGATGAAATTTTAGACCTTGGAGACTCAAACTAATGGCAATTAGAATTCAACTTAAAAGAGACTTGGCACAAAACTGGACTCTGCATAACCCTATTCTTTTAAACGGAGAAATTGGTATTGAAACAGATACCTTAAAGTTTAAAATTGGAAACGGTGGTAGATGGAATGATCAAGCATCATATGCATTTAAACCTGGAGAAGCAAACGGTTTAGCTACACTAAACTCAGCAGGTAAATTAGCAGCTTCACAGCTACCAGATAGTTTTTCTATTAACGCTGATATTGCAAATGCTATTTCATTGCTTTCAACTACTAATTTGCCAGAAGGAACAAACAAATATTTTACAAATGCCAGAGCAATATCTGCAGTTGGAACAGCAATAGCAGATGCAATTGCACTTGAAGTTACAAATAGAAATCAAGCAATATCTACAGCCAAAACAGAAGCAATTGCAACCGCATCTTTAGATGCAGCATCTAAGGCCGATGCTGCACAATCTGCAGCAATTTCCGCAGCAGCACTAGATGCAACTTCTAAGTCTAATGCCGTGCAATCTGCAGCAATTTCCGCAGCATCTGCAGCAGCTGATACAAAAATAACAAATTATAATGCATCTGTAACTGGAGCAATTAGCTCTGCGGTAAACGCAGAAGCAATTGCAAGAAATGCAGCTATAACCTCAGCGACTGAAGCCTTGACCACATCAAATATTGCAGAAGGATCTAGACTTTATTTTACAAATGCTAGAGCAGTAGCCGCTTTAACTGGCGGCCTTAATACTACTGGAATTACAGAAGGTACAAATTTATACTTTACTCCTGCAAGAGCAGTTTCAGCTTTAAATGCAAGAACATCAGAAATTTTGGGAAATGCTTTAGACGCAGTTGATTCACTAGATATAAAAATTACAGGAGCTGGCGGATCAATAGATACAGCAATAGATACAGTATTAGAAACAACTGTCTCTGAAGCAGATAGAAATATATCTGGTGGTTTTGCTGGATTAGATTCAAATGGATTATTACAGACATCTGTCATACCGTCCACAATTGCAAGAGTGTCGGATATATCAAATGCGGTATCAAGTTTAGTTAATTCTGCACCAGGAGCGCTAGATACACTTGGAGAATTAGCATCTGCTTTGCAATCAAATGAAAGCGGAGTAACTGCATTAACCACATCAATTGGCCTGAAGCTTTCAACAACAGATGCGGCATCAACATATGCAACAATAACAAATCTTGCCTTAAAAGCTCCAATAGCTAATCCTACATTTACTGGGACGGTAACAATTCCAGCAGGAGCTTCTATATCTGGTTACTTAACAACAGCAAATGCTGCTTCAACATATTTAACAATTGAAAATGCAGCATCTTCTTATGTTACTTCTACTGGTTTACAAAACACATTGAGTTCTGGAGGATATCTTGAAGAAGCTGATAGAAACGTAGCGTCTGGTTTTGCAGGAATAAATGCAAGCGGATACATCCTTCCAAGTTTAATTGAAAGCGGAGCTATAACAAATGAAAAACTACTAAATAGCCAAATTACAATTAATGGAAATGCAGTATCACTCGGAGGAAACTTAACGGTAACTGCTGGATATTCAAATTCAAACACCTCAATAGGTTCAAATGTAATATCATACGGAACTAGCGCTACTCCACCATCTGGAACTGCCGTCGGCGATATATATATTCAGTACTAGGAGCTAAAAATGTCTATTAAAATATTTGATGGCTCAAGTTGGAAAAATTCAAAATTAGTTAAGCTTTATGACGGAGCCACATGGCAATTCGCTAAAAAAGCTTTTACTTGGAATGGATCTGCTTGGGTTGAAATATATAGTGGGCAATCTAATATTTCTTTACCAGAATTTACATGGTCTGCTGGATCATTTGGAGATGGAGTAGGACAAACAGTAAGTGTTAGCAATGGAACTTGGACTATAACTCCAGAATCATATAAGTATCAGTGGCAAAAAGGATACAATGTTCAGGGTTCTACAACACAATGGGAAGATTTGCCAAATGGAACTTCAAGCAGTTATCTTTTATCTGCAAGTCAAGTAGGATATTTTATTAGATGTAAGGTTATTGCAGTTAATGGGTCTTCAGATAGTGAGCCAGTATATGCATCAATTGATAGCTCACCACTACCTCCACAAAGAATAGCAAATGCAACAGCACTTGTTCAACAAGATGGCAGCGGATATATAAACGGATCAATAAGATTTTTTTGGGATGTTTCTGAAGGTGCAGATGGATATAAGGTATGGTATCAAGGACCAGGAATTCCTTACACAGAATTAACAATTGTTGGAAAACAAAATAACTTATTTGATAAAGATTTTGGGTCTCCAGATTTAGCATTTTTAATTGGCAAAACAACAATGTCAATTTCTGTGCAGCCTTATAATGACACAAGCCAAGCTTTGTCTTGGTGGCAATGGGCAACAGCGCAGCCTAACTTTAAATTTACTGGCAACGGGCAAAGTAGAGATATTCTTGATTTACTACCTAAAAAGCCATCTGTAACTTCAACAATAGAAGCAATATCTCCATATGTTTATGACACAGCTCTTAGAATTAATTGGAACGCTGTTAATATTAATCAAACTCAGTATGAAATATACTATGAAACATTTAATGATGAAGTAAATGAAATGCAGTGGATTTGGTATCGTGGCCCAGTAACATCAGGAAGTAATTTTGCCTATATACAAACTGGTGCAGGTGTAGAAACTGGACCTTGGAAGGTTAGAGTTTACGGTACAGAAAGAGGTTTTTCTGGATACATAGATGCGGTTGCTGGTAAAGCTACATCAGCAAACGTCAAGCCAACTTCTGGATTAGCTTTTCTTTCTGCAAATGGAGCAGTTTATCCAGGCACTACATTATATGGATCTACATCTGGCTGGACACCGAACCCAACATCTACATCAGTATCAATTGTAGGTGATTCATACAGAACACCAACTTCTATATCAGACGGATTTGTATTTGCAACTGGTGTAAGCCCATCATATACTGTAAATGCATTAGATGTTGAAGCTGGAACACGGTTTAGAGCATTTGCAACAGCAACAAATAGCGCTGGCACATCAGATGTAGTTGCGTCAGCTCAAGTTGCAACTGCTACTCAAAATCCACCTGCATCAGTAGTGGTACCAAATTTTGTTGGTCAAACAAGTGCCAGTAATGGAACAAACTATGTAATTTATTATGCGGCAGGAACTGGAACTTCAAACAATTCGATTGTTGGGCAAATCGCAAGTCAAAGCCCAGGCGCTGGAACATATTCAGTTCCTCAAAATCAGTTGCCACTAACCGTAAGCGTAAGTTCGTACGTATACGAAGAGCCAGCAGTAACATATGTATATACTCCAAATTATGTGGGCACATATACTTCAGATGGAGTTAATGGTGATTGGAACCTTACAACTAACCAAAACACTGGAACTTCAGACTATACGTTAGATGGAAAAATTGTTTCTCAGTCTCCTATTGCTGGATCTGCTTACGATACAAGATATATTTCATTGCCAGCATCCGTAAGTATTAATAGATATCAGTACCAAGCACCAGGATATGCAATATATGTAAGATGTAATGGATTTAGCGGTGCATATAGCGGAGGATACGGATCACCATCAGGTGGATCTGGAACAAGTTATATCTACGGGCAAACACAAGATCCTAATCTTAGTAGCGATCAAATTATAGCTATATTGGGAATACCAAATGCATGCTATGTTCCTCCATTCGGTTTTACACCATTTGGTTTCACCCCATTCGGTTTCACACCATTTGGATTTACTCCATTTGGTTTCACACCATTTGGATTTACTCCATTTGGTTTCACACCGTTTTCGTTTACACCAGTTAAATCAATTGGTGCAGACACACTTGTAGCATCAAAAGTTCCAGAAGGATTAACCCTAGCCCACAACCTTTCTGTTGGAGATATTTTGTATACGGCAGACATTGAAGGCTTAGATCTTTCATCTGGACAAACTTTGTCTGAGTACCTTGGATCCTGGTCAACAGAAAATCCTAATATTGATACAAATCTTGAAACAACAATTGTTTCGTTGTCTGCAAGAATTGTTGATAAAGTTATTGTTATTAACGGAAACAAATATTCTTATTCACACTATGTTTTAGTTAAAAGAGAAAACATTGTAAAATTTGTAAAAGTCTATGAAGTACTTGAGTCTGACATGGTGTTTAGCCCACTACTTGATTCATGGCAGCCAATAATAGACTTTAAAGTTCTTGAAGGTAAGGAACTTGTAATATCTATTAATACCGAGCCGTATGATGTATTTTTTACAGATAATGCTATTGTCCATGACTCTCACGAGTTTGATGAAAATACTCCAGGGGTAATAACATCTTCCGACCAGAATCTTTCACAAGCATTAGAAACAATTTATCAAGAATGGAAGCTTTCTCAGGAAAATCCTCCTGCTTAATAATAAATTCTGATATAATTAACACTAGTACATATTTTACAAGGGGGGGCAATGGCAACTTCATTTCCTACATCAAAAGACAATCTATCAAACCCAGCAGCAACAGATGAGCTAACGGGGCATGCTGCACAGCATGCCAACGCTAATGATGCTATTGAGGCAATTGAAAATGTTCTTGGAGTCACAAATTCTGCGGACAGCTCCACAATCACGTATAAGGTAAACAACCTTTCTACAGCAGTCGCTAGTATAACAAACAACACTGATACTATTTCTACGCTTTTAGGACTAGAGGGAAACAATGATCTTGAAGTAACGGGTATTGAAAATCCTACTCAGATAGATCACTTTGCAGTAGATACATGGAGAAGCGTTCAGTACTCTTTACAGATAACAAAAAATGCATATTTCTACAGATCTAATCTGACAGCAGTAAGCGATGGAGTCGATGTTCATGTTGTAGAATCCGACATTGTATCCAACACAAATACAAGTCTATTTACTTATACATTTGAACAAAATTCAGGTATAATTAGTTTTAAGGTAGCTCCAGTTTCTGGTGCAATAACCGCTAGATTTACAAGAACAGCAATAAAAATATAATAAAGCAGTAAGAGGAGTCATATAAATGGCAACAGTAGTAAAGAATTTTAGAATTAAATCTGGCCTCATCGTTGAAGGTACAACAGGTACAATCAATGGCCAAAATATACTTACAGAAACAGGATCAGACAATTATATTCTTAATCTTGTTGGCGGTGCAACTCTTGTAAAATCAGTAGAGTCTACACAGCTTGAACTAAACGGAGCTGGAAAGCTTTCTATCAAGTCTGGTGTATTTGATGCAGCAGGCGCAGCAGCAGCAGCACAGTCTGCAGCAGAAGCCACAGCTTCAGCAGATGCAACATCAAAAGCAAATGCCGCAGCATCATCTGCAATTTCAGCAGCCGCATCAGATGCTACAACAAAGGTAGCTGCAGAAGCAGCACTTAGAGTATCAGGCGATGCAGCTTCAGTTTCAACTGCAGCAGCAGATGCTACATCTAAAGCCAACGCAGCTCAAGCAGCAGCAATTTCTGCAGCAGCAGCAGACGCTACAACCAAGGCAGATGCAGCTCAAGCAGCAGCAATTTCTGCAGCAGCAGCAGACGCTACAACTAAGGCAAATGCAGCAAAGGCAGGAGCAGAAGCTACTGCAGCAGCAGCACTTTCAACTGCAATCTCAACAGAGGTTACAAACCGTAATACAGCAATTTCAAGTGCAGTAGATTCATTAGTAGATGGTGCACCAGCACTTCTTAACACATTAAACGAATTAGCAGCAGCAATTAACGATGATGCTAATTACACAACAACTCTTACATCAGCACTAGCAACAAAGGCTAACTCAGCTGATGTTACAACAGCAATTGCAACTGCAAAGTCAGAAGCAGCAACAGATGCAGCAGCAGACGCAGCATCTAAGGTAGCCGCAGAAGCAGCTCTAAGAGTATCAGGAGACGCAGCCTCAGTAGCGACAGCAGCAGCTGACGCAACAACCAAGGCTAACGCAGCTCAAGCAGCAGCAGTAGCGACAGCAGCATCAGATGCAACAACTAAGGCCAACGCAGCACAAGCAGCAGCGGAAGCAACAGCAGCAGCTGCTAACACAGCTCAGCAAGCAGGAACAACAGCATTTACAGCACTAAACGTAAATGATCAAGCTAAGCAATTTGCGGCTTCATCATCTGGGACAGCAGCAGTTGCTGGAACAGCTTATGAGTGGGCAAAGGCAGATTATCGCTCAGCTAAGGTTCTTGTTAAGATTGACAACGCAACACATAATGAAGTTTCAGAAGTTCTAATAACATTAGATTCATCAGATAACGTAGCAATTACAGAATATGCAATTGTCGGAACTAATGGATCAAGAGGAACTATTACAGCAGATGTATCAGGTTCAAATGTAAGAATAAGAGTAACTCCAGCAGATAACTCAACAGTTAAAGTATCTGGAACACTTCTTAAATAATTAAATAAAAGGTATGGGGTCCTTCCAAAACCCCACAAAAACAATTAGGGGATATGTGAACTTAAATGGCAACAACAGATAAGAATTTTAGAGTAAAGAATGGCCTCGTAGTAGAGGGCAATCAAATAACACTGGGGTCTACTCCTGTAGCATTTAACTCAGCCTCGAATCAATTAGAAATTTACATCAACGGAATTTGGGAGCCAATCGCATTGGTTTCTCAAATACCTAGTGATGACATGGTTTCCTGGATGGACATTGGTCTAGCAATAGATTATGATGGCCAGCCAGTATATACAGTTCAGGCAAATGGTGTAGTTACAACTGCAACTAAATTTGCAGATGGCGGAACACCGACATCAACAAATGCTTCACTCGTTTTTGACTCAGGCGAAATAGCCTAGTTTAAAACAAAAAATGCTATAATATAAAATAGGAGATCAAAATGGCAACAGTAAGAATTCAAGTAAGAAGAGGAACCGCTTCACAGTGGTCCACAACAAACCCAGTCCTGGCAGCAGGAGAAATGGGTGTTGAAACAGATACAAATAAATTTAAATTTGGTAACGGAACAGCTACCTGGACAGCACTTTCATATGCTAACGCAGATACTGCAGGTATTACCGAAATATCACAAGACGCAATTGACGCAGCCCTCACAATGGGCACAGGTCTTACAAAGACTTACAACGATGGCGCAAATACAATCACCATTGCAATTAATGACGCAGTATGGGCAAATCGTGCATATGTAGATTCAGCAGTTAGCGCATTAAGCAACACAGCAGATTCAACCTACATTCCACTAGATGATAGAGGGTCAGTCAACGGAGTAGCATCTCTTAATGCACAGGGTAAAGTTCCTTCATCAGAGACCGACCTAACAGTAATTGCTACAAGAGCATATGCAGAGTACCTACAGACACAAGATCTTTTGGCTCTAGATGTACACAATGCAAAGACAACAAATGTTCACGGAATTCAAGACACTTCTTTACTTGCAACACTAGCAAACGTTACTACAGCAAGAACAGACCTTACTACATACACAGATACAAAATTTAATACAGCACAGACATACACAGATACAAAGTTTGGTGCAGCAAATACATACACAGATACAGAAATAAATGAAACTGTTTCATATGTAAATACACAGCATGGTCTTGCTATGGCAGCAGCAACAAGTGCAGAAACATCAGCAAATACATACACAGACAGCAAGTCTACTCAGGACCGTACGTATGCAGATGGTGTAGTTTCAGGACACTCAGCAGATACAACAAACGTTCACGGCATTGCAGACACACTACTTCTTGCAACAAAGTCTTATGCTGACACAGCATCTTCAACAGCGCAAACAGCAGCAATAGCCGCTGCAGATACAGCTCTTGGTGTTCACACAGCAGACACAACAAATGTTCACGGAATTGCAGACACCTCACTTCTTGCAACTACAGCAAATGTCGCAACTGCTAAATCAGAAGCAATTACAGCAGCAGGTACTGCAGCAGACACAAAGGTATCTACAGCAGTAGCAGCACTTACAAAGTCTTCAGTAGGCCTAGCAAATGTTGACAACACAGCAGACTCAGCTAAGCCAGTATCTACAGCACAGGCTTCAGCAATTGCAACTGCAAAGTCAGAAGCAATCGCAGATGCAACATCACAGGTTAACGCATTATTAACAGGTGCTCCAGCAGCACTAAATACTCTTGACGAACTTGCAGCAGCACTTGGTGATGACGCAAACTTCGCATCAACAGTAACAACAAACCTTGCTCTAAAGGCTCCACTTGCTTCACCAACATTTACTGGCACAGTAACAGTTGCAGCAGCAGGAGTAGCGTTTACAGACGGCACACAGACAAAAGAAGGCGTTCCTTCACGCACACCAATTATTCAGAAAACAGCAGCATACACACTTTCATCTCTTACTGAAAGAGATAACTTAATTGAAGTTTCTTCTGCTTCAGCAGTAGCAGTTACAATTCCAGCAGATGCAACAGTTAACTACCCAGTTGGAACATCAATTGATATTCTTCAGTCAGGTACTGGCCAAGTTTCAATTGCTGGTGCAGGTGGAGTCACAGTTAATGCAACACCAGGATTAAAATTAAGAACCCAGTGGTCATCAGCTACCCTTTTAAAGAGAGCAGCAAATACATGGATCGTAATGGGCGATCTTTCAGCTTAAAGAAACTTAGGAGATATATAAATGGCAATTATTAAAAGATTCGGACAAAGATCACAGGCAGCCAATGACTTCCTTGAGCCTAAACAGCCGTCAATTACATCAGCAACAGATGTTGGAACAAACCGTCCATACAATAATGGTGCGGTAACTGTATCCTTTAGCTTACCAGGTGATTCGCCTGCTGCTACTTCTTACACGGTAACGTCGTCTCCAGGAGGCTTTACAGCCACTGGAGCTTCTTCCCCACTAACAGTACAAGGACTTTTGTCTGCTACTGCTTATACATTCACAGTTCGTGCGTCAAATGCTTCTGGAACATCTGTTGCGTCTGCAGCTTCTGCTTCAGTTACAGCAACAACAGTTCCAAATACGCCTTCAGCACCAAGCGCTTCTTCTCCAAGTGCTGGACAAGACAGCGTCTCATGGTCAGCCCCAGCAAATGGTGGAAAGGGAATTACAAACTATCGCTGGGCAGCATCTGACGGAAAGGCTGGAGACACAGCAAGCACATCTGTAGCAGTTGGTCAAGAAATGGGCACAGCTCAGACATATACAGTTTATGCAACAAATGCAAATGGTAACTCAGGTACATCTGGGGCATCTGGAAACGTAACAACAGCATTTAGCTTTGTTCCTTTCGGATTTTCTCCGTTTGGATTTACGCCATTCGGCTTCACCCCATTTGGATTTACGCCATTCGGCTTCACTCCATTCGGATTTACGCCATTTGGCTTTACTCCGTTTGGCTTTACTCCGTTTGGATTTACTCCGTTTGGATTTACTCCATTTGGTTTCACACCAGTTAAATCAATTGGTGCAGATACACTTATCAGCTCTAAGGTCCCAGAAGGACTAGTTCTAGCACATAACCTTTCAGTAGGAGATGTTCTTTACTCAGCTGATATTGAGGGATTAGATCTAGCAACAGAGGTCCCAATTGCAGAATACTTTGCAGGTTGGTCTGAAGAGAATCCAGTAATAAACACAGCAGTTGAAACTACAATTACTGCTTTATCAGCACACATTGTTGACAAGGTTATTGTTATTAACGGAAATAAATACTCCATATCTCACTACATACTTGTAAAGAGAGACGGACTTGGAAAGTTTGTTAATGTTACTGATGTAGTAGAATCAGATCTAGTATTCTCTCCTACATTCCAAGACTGGCAGCCAATTATTGAACTAAGAGAATCAACAGGAAAAGAGTTAGTTATTACAATTAACACCGAGCCTTACGACGTATTCTTTACAGACAATGCATTGGTTCACGATTCACAGCCTTTAGATTTAAATGCGCCAGGAGTTATAACCTCGCCAGAACAAAATCTATCTACTTCGCTAGAAGAGCTTTATCAGCAATGGAAGCAATCTCAACAGGATAACCCTGTTGATCCAAACAATCCACCAGCTTAATAAATGCTAGACAATATCAAGCAGATATTGGACTACGGTTTCAAAAGGGTGATCTGGTATAAAAGCCAGATCATACCTCTTTTTAGGCGATATCCTAAATACTTAAAGGGATCTTGGATACAGTGGACAATGCTAAATGATAGACATGGCGCTAGAGCAATAGAATGTGTATATGTAAATTCTGATCACCAAGAAGGAACAGCGGTATTCTCTAATTTTATTAATAACGATTATCCTGCTTCCTGGGCAACTATTATAATGGGGCAGTATGATGAAAAAAATAATTATCACACAGCATTTGCAGATAGATTTTATACTTCTATAAATCATAGAAGAAAAAGGATTAACTCCTCACTTGCCATATTAGGATATTCAATATTTCTACTTTATTATAATGTAATGGTAAAGCAAGGCGGGGCACATACTCAGGCTGGATTTGATTTACAAATGAAAATGACCAGACTAATGACATTTATGAAAAGGGTAGACATATCGAAAGAAGAAGAGCTTTCTTATATTATGGGTGGCGTAAAACCACAAGTTTTGATACAATCAGATAATGATGCATACAAAGACCCAATAAGACCAGCTGGGTGGCATTCTATGAGTATTTGGGATAAAGATGATAAAAGAGATTAAAGGCATAGATAATTTTTATATGTTTAATAGCTATAACTCTATGGTTGATTCCATGTACGAGGAAACAGTAGACATATCAAAAGGCTTTAGTAAAAATATAAAAGACAAAGCAAAAAGAATTTCTTTGGTGGACAATAAAACATTTAATTTTTTTGGCATGTATAGCAAAGAAATATACAGTCTTTATCGTGAAGTATGCTCTGCTGCTAAAGATTTATTTTTAGAAAACAACATTAATTTTGAAAGATCTTATCCCTACTTATATGCAAGAGTTATGGACAATAAGCAGATTCCACCATATGTAGATTTAAATTTTGGCCCTAATTTTAAAACAGTTTTCTTTGGTTTCTATGTTGTTAGCTCCAACAATGAGTTTATTTTAATTAACGATAATAAAACTAATTTAGTTCCAGGCAATTTAATATTACTTGACCATAACACAAGAGTTCAATTTAACGATATAAGTAAAGATCTTGTTTTGATAGAACTACATATTTCACCTTTAGAATATTTACACAGACAGTATTATCAGAAATGGATACCTTTAGTATGAGCAAAATAGAATTTATTCCAAAATACAGATTTCTTGCTGGTGTTTTCCCAAAGCCAGAATCTATTCAAAAACATATTCCTGAATGGTGGAAGAAACAAGAAAGCTATCTAAATAATGACAATAGTGTTTATAACGGGAATATGCTTCTTACCGTAAAAAAATGTCAGGCAGTGTTTGACGCAATGGCAGCAGGATATTATTTATTTTGTCCAATGGATTTGAATATTGACGCTACGGGAGAAAGAGTAAAGTTTGAAGTTGCAAATGATGTTATGGAGTTTCAAAAATTTCTTTTGGCCCATCACCTTAAAGAGCAAATATCGGAGTACCCAATACCACCTTACTTCCACAATGATGTTTTAAGAATACATCCAATGTGGCTTGCAAAAACAGAACCAGGTTATAGCTCATTATTCATTGCTCCGATACATGCAGACCATATACCAATACGAGCAATACCAGGTCTTATAGATACCGACGAATATCCTTCTGATGGATATCTTTCTTTCTTTGTTGAAAAGGGTTTTAAAGGTGTAATTAAGCAAGGAACTCCGCTATTACAAGTAATACCTTTTAAGAGAGATGATTGGGAAAGCGAAATTAATAAAGATAAAGACTCTGATCTTGCAAACAGAGCGAGCCAATTGTCAGTACGATCTGTTTTTCAAAATGGATATCGTTTAAAAAAGTGGTCAAAGAAAACCTTTAAGTGAAGCCATCTAAAAACATATTAAAAACACCATATGAAGCAGAGTCTTGGAGCAAGATGGGCACTATGACTTTTGCAGAAATAATGAATTATTCTAACATGTTCCCTAAATGGGCTGCCTGGAATGAAGTAAAATTTAGCCGTGAGTATCACGACAAAATATTAAAACCAGTAAATTTATATGCTTCTTTTTTTTCTATTAGGCCAAAAGTTATTAAAACTTCGGATACTTCAGCTACAATAGAATATTATAATTATGCTGACATGCTAATTCAGATTGCTGACCCACCGCTTGGGCACCTTGGTATATTTAAATCACAACCAATCAATGAGATTTTTTATTCGGTTGATAAGGTTTGGCAAAGACAATTTTACCCATCCCCCAATGTATATGATACTTCAGGCATGGATATTATTTCTGATAGGTGCTTTAAATTATATACTCCTTGGGTTATAGATGAGGATATTGATTTTTTTGTCACCTCAACAATAGAAAACCCATCAATTAAAATTATGGACTTTAGGGGCTCTTTTACAAAATCCAACGAAAATGATAGAATAAAAGAACCTTGCTTTATTGATTTTTATTTTACTAAGTCTAAAAGGCATATGGAAACAGAAACTGTTGGAATAATAGAAAGGGGTTCATATATGTATGAAATGCAAATAAATGCATCTTCCGATTTTATTGACAGGCTTTGCAATGAGTAAAGTAGTAAAGTTTACCCCAGCAACGTTTGGAAGTAATTTTGATCCGAAGAGTAATAATTATCTTTCAGAACCAGAACCCTCTGTAAGGTTTCTACCAGATTGGTATAGAAGACTTTCTCGTTTTCAAAAGTCTAACAACATATCTAAACTTCACCCAGTAAATGATCGTGGAACTGACGGAAGTGCGGCTGGAACTAAATTATGTATGCCATTTTTTGATACCCTGACTGCTGGCTACATGTACAAGCTTGACTATGACGTGCATGTTGATTTAGATAAGGACGGATTCCCTACAATAACCTGGGACGGGGAAGCCATGATAATAGATAAAAGAAATATGATTGACGTCCCAGTTCCTACAGCCCATCACCCCCTACATTTTGGATGGAAGGTAAATTGGTACTGTGAGACTCCACCAGAATACTCAATGCTAATAACCCACCCAATGAATAGGCACGACTTGCCATTCACGACTTTATCTGGGATAATTGATACAGATAAATGGCACACTCCAGTATTTACTGCCTTTTTTTTAAAAAGGAATTTTATTGGAACAATACCAAAAGGAACCCCTATCTTTCAAATGATACCAATCAAAAGAGATGATTGGGATTTGGAAATAGATTACTCCGAAAAGAGTATAGAAGAAAACAAGATTAAAGAAGAACGAAGAAGAATATCAATATTTGCATATTATAAAAATTATATATGGCAAAGGAAAAATTACAGAAAAGGAATATCTGATGGACTACAATCCGATGATGCTTAATAAGCCAAGCGGCAAAGAACATAAATTTTTTGAAAGATATCTGGATAACGATTTGTCAGACCTAGCGACATTCTTGCAAAATCAATATGCGGCTATGGAAAATCTAAGCTTAAAGGGAATCACTCCAGTAAATCAAAAAGATGCTTGGCTCTCCTCTTCCAGCGTTTCAACAATTAAGTGGAGAGAGTATAATGTTTTTCAGTTCTACCATGATGGGATTCACAAGCTATATAAATCACTTTCTGATATTATAAAAGAAGCGTGTGAATATTACGGAGTTAATTTTGAAGAACAAAAGTATATGGTACAAGGTTGGTTTAACATTAATTACAATCATACTGGTAAGCTTGATTGGCATGATCACGGCGGCCCTTATGCCCCCTATTTTCACGGTTACTATTCAGTAAACGCAGAGCCCTCAATCACCTACTATAATGTTTTTGGCACAGAAACTGCAAACCATAATAAGAATAATAGAATGATTGTTTCTGAAATGGGTCACCCACATGCAATGGGAGACTGGGATTGGGAAGGTCCTAGAGTAACAATAGCCTACGACGTAATGCCTTTAAAGAGCTTAATTGAAGCAAATGCACCACAGCAGCATTGGATACCTCTCCTATAATGAAGAAAAGTATTGGCATATTTGTATACAGCTTTCAGAATAAAGATCTGATTGATAATGTTACCGATATTGTTAATAAATCTAGCGGCTTGCATGACTTGTCGTTTTACATCATAGATCAAAATAATGTTGAGCGATCAAGATTGTTTGACATAACTGCTAGTCACGTAAAAATAATATATAAGCACACAAAGTGGGATTCAATAAAAAGCCCAATTGCACACAAATTTGATGGATCAAGAATACTTGCTTCAGAATACTTTATGCAGTGCGGAGACGGAGTCGTTATGTCTAAAGACTGGGATGTGTCTTTAGTAGATAAAATTGAATCAGTAAGATATAAAAATCAAACAATTATTTCTGGAAATCATAAATTAGAATTTAAAAACAAAAATTTGTTTATGATAGAAAAAATAAAGTCTGTTTCGGAAGATTATTCTAATGTTGATATGATAGATAGAGACTTTATATTTTGTTTAAGTTCTGACATAAAGCGTGTTGGCTACCCAGTGGAGCTTAAATATTATGGAGAGGAAGAAAAGATGTCTATAATGATAAATCAAAAACACTACCACTTACTGTGCTGCCCAACAAAGTTATTTCAAAACAACACCCTTCCTCTTGAAGATAATGGCTATGTCCCATTTTCATTAACTCACAGATACAACAAGTTTATAGAAAACAATGAAAGAAATATCATTGGTTTGTTTGGGATAGAAGTAATACCATTTCCATTCGAAGATGATGATATTGAGTACACAATTGAAAAATCAGAAACCGACAAAATTGGCGGAGAGAGATATCTAAACAAGACAAGGATAATAAATTAATGGATAATACTAAGCCGCATAAATTTTTTGACGCTTACCTAAATAATGATTTAGATAGCTTAAAGGAATATTTGCTTAATAAAAAAGAAGAGTTAAAGAACGGTCAAGTAGCTGGTGTAGGGAAAGATGTACTTGCTACAGCACCAAAAGATTATTTTAATAGCTATAATCCACAGCGCATAGACAACTTCTACAACATCTTTCAGTTTTACAATGAAGAAATTTATAACCTGTATAAAACTTTAAGGTCTTTGACAATTGAAGCCTGTGAATATTATGGGCTTGATTTTGAAAAAGAAAAGTTTATGTTGCATGGATGGTTTAATTCCGAAGGAAGCAAAAACCATGTTGACCTAGACAACAAAGATTCATATCACGACCATTCCGAGGGCAAAGGGTTCCCTTATTTTCATGGATACTATTGCGTAAATGCAGAACCAAGCTCCACCTATTATAAAATACATGGTGATGCTGCCTTTGAAAATGTTAATAAAAACAATAGAGCAATTTTATCGGAAACTGGACACCCCCATAGCATTGGTCTTTGGCCATTTGAAGAAGATAGAATAACTATAGCCTATGACGTTACACCGCTTAGATTTATTTCAGCTGGTGGGTACTACGATCAAAGTTGGGTGCCACTAGGATGAAAATAAAAATAGTTGAAAACTTTATTGAAGACTACGACGCACAAACTTTAATATCAGAGATCACAAACCCTTCTTCTGTAAATAACTATCCAGATTATTATGCTGACAGAAATGGTGGAACTGCTTTCCCGTACAATAATACGGTTATGAGTATATTAAGAAAGTATGCCAAGAAAGCTAATTTAATTCAGAAAGAATTTTTTGAAACAGATAAAGACGTGATAATTACAAAATCTTTTGGTTCAGGGTGGGGCCCAGGAATGAGTGGCAATCCTCACATAGATGCAATAGAAAAGGAGCCTTTTATAGAATATAGCTCTGTAATATACCTCAATGATGGCTACACTGGGGGAGACATATATTTTCCAAAACAAAATTTTTCACACAGTCCAAAGAAATTCTCTGCATTATTTTTCCCAGGAAACGACTATGAATATTTGCACGGTGTTTCAAAAGTTGAAACTGGCAACAGATATACGGCACTCTTTATGCAATCAACGCAAAAAGAGTTTATGGATCCAGATTTTGAGGGATGCTAATGGAGTTTAAACAGCTTGCGCTTGGCGTAGTTCAGTACAAAGGAATTATCAAGGACCCACAACTTATTATAGATAAGATTGAAGAGTTGGAAATAAAAAGACAGCAAGATGAGTCTTATCAGTCTCCTTTTGTAAAAGAATGGACTGCTTGGGATTATGATCATGGCGGTCCAGAAAAAACTGTTTTCTGTTGGCAAAAATTCTTGCCTAAACCAGAAGACATATCCATTTCTGATAAATTTTATAAAGAACAACATTTTATATCTTCAGAGCTATTTGGCTCTCTTGAAACTGCACTTAATCACTACTTCACTATCTATCCTTACGCAGAAAAAAATATTAAGGCTAGAGAAAAAACAATGCATGTTTTAAAATATAAAGAAAGTGGATTTTTACCAGCTCATTCAGATCATGGAATAAGTAGCAGAGTTTTGTCTGCATTGCTATATCTCAATGATGATTACGAAGGCGGAACATTAAGATTCCCACATCTTAATCTTGAGCTTAAGCCAGAGGCTGGAACAATACTTTTCTTCCCATCTAATTTTGTTTATGTTCATGAGGTTGATGCGGTAACAAAGGGAACAAGATATTCTTTGCCAAACTGGTACCACAATAGAAAGAATCCATACTATTCGGACGGTTCAGAATGATAATTGTAACTGGATCTGGATCTGGAATGGGGCGGGATGTAGCAGAAAGACTTCACTCGTTGGGTAAAGAAGTTCTTGGAATTACTTTAAATAAACCAATGTATGATCCTAAATTTCCAACTATTATGTCAGATGTTAGAGATATAAAAGCGCTTTATAGAATATCTAGAGACATACTTGATAGCAAAAAACAGGTAACTGGATTAATAAATTGCGCTGGTATATATGAGCCTTCTGCAGCTGGAGTATTTTTTGAAGACAAAGTTTATAACCTCATAGATACAAATTTAAATGGAGTGTTTAATTCATGTCAAGCGTTCCTTCAAAATATGAATCCAGAAGTTCACACATCTATAGTAAATATATCAAGTTTAGCTGCACACATATCTAACGAAGCGACTATGTACGCAGCTTCAAAGGCTGGAGTAGAGTCATTTACTAGAGGCTTTGCAAAGCAGCTGTCCAATACAAAAATAAGGGCAAATTGTATTGCCCCAGGAGTTATAATGAGCGACCTTTCAAGAAAGCATATTGTTGGTGGAAATCAACCTGCTTTAAAGGCACAAATAATTGAGCGCATGTTTGAAATGAAAGATATATCTGATTTGGTAGAGCTTCTTTTAGACGAGAGGTCAAATAGTTTGACTGGCCAAACACTTCACGTTGGTGGTTTATAGTATGATAAAAGCTTGGGTGGTATAATTAAAAAATGAGCGCAACAGGAAAAGGGTTTCGTTACCCGCAATATTCAGACACTCCAGATGTTCCAAGAGATCTTGAGCAGCTAGCAGAAGATGTTGATGCATATTTAGATGCACATCCAGGTCCCACTGGGGCTACTGGACCAAGGGGTTATAGCGTACTTAATGGAACTTCGAATCCCATTTCTAGCACAGGAATTGATGGTGATTTTTATATTAACACCACAAGTAATTCTATATTCGGCCCAAAAGTTTCTGGTGCTTGGAATTCTGGAACTAGTATTGGTGGTAACAGTGTATTAAATGGAACAGTTGATCCAACTTCTGCAAATGGATCAAATGGAGATTTTTATATAAATACAGTTTCTAATAAAATTTTTGGTCCTAAATTAAACAATGCCTGGGCATCTGGAACAAATATTGTAGGCCCACAAGGAAATCCAGGAGCACAAGGAAATCCAGGAGCAAAAGGAGATGCGGCAGCAACAATTGTAATACAGTCCACAACAACTGGTAATGCTGGAACAACAGCAAGTGTAACAAACTCTGGCACATCTTCTGATGTAAAATTAAATTTTGTAATCCCACGAGGAGACAAAGGCGAACAAGGAACCCCTGGAACCCCTGGAGCACCTGGAGCACCAGGCGCAGATGGCGCTGCTGGAGCAAATGCAAATATTGATCCAGTGGATACTTCCATTGGTTTGAACATACCGACTACAAACGTTTTTGGAGTTAATTCAAATTGGTATCCAAGATTTAACAATTTATATGCAATTGGTCAGCCGATAGACACACCTAACGGAGTAACAACAAATAGATTTTGGAAAACAATATATTCAAATACTGGAACTATTAATACGTCAGATTCAAGATTAAAAACAAATGTACAGGACTCTTTACTTGGTCTTGATTTTATTAATAGCTTGCGTCCAGTTAGCTATAAGTTTATTGAGGGATCAAAGACAGAAGACGGATCATCGATTCCAGGAGAAAGAACACACTGGGGTTTAATAGCACAAGAGGTGCAATCGGTAATTGAAGACGCTGGTGTTGATTTTGGAGGATGGGTTTTGTTGGACAAAACTGACCAAGATTCAGAGCAGGCTCTTAGGTATGAAGAATTTATTGCGCCATTAATAAAAGCGGTACAGGAACTTTCGGCAAGAGTAAAATCTTTAGAAGGTTAGCGTATGTCATACAAATATGCTATTTTAAAAGATAAACCAATTGCTTTTTATCAATTAGATGAAGTTGCATCAAGTGATGTTTCTTCTTACGACATACTTAGAACATTTTTCCCAACGTATCAACATTTAAAAGATTCTGGCATATCTTATGCTGCTATTAGCGGTTTACCTGTATATGATTTTTCTGGAAACTTCAATGACGGATTTGCAACGGAAGCTTCAAATAAAAAAGTTATGCCATTAATTTCTGGTGGACAAAGAGGAACTCAGGTGCTTCCAGAAACTAATATATATTATCCAGTAAGTGGAATTGCTTCAAGGGTGTACCCAGACAATGTATTTAGTATAGAGGCGTGGGTATTAATAAATGATTTTACTTCATCCAGAGTTAATTTGGTTTCAGACCCAACAAACAACATAGGTATTTTTTATGAAAACGGCAACATTGTATTTTCTGTTCAGGGACAAGAGGTTTCTTACACATACAGCCAGTCAGAGGCCATGTACATAGTTGGAACATTCTCACCAGGGAATATAGCCCTATACATTAACTCTGAGTTAAAGAGTATATTAAATTTAAATAGCTTTAAATTTACAAATGAAAACGTTTCATTTTTATCTGGGTCCTCAGCAATTGAATTTTTTATAGACGGAGTTGCTTTTTATAAGTCAGAGTTAAATCAAAAACAAATTGGAACTCATTACAATATTGGAATAAAAAATACAAATATAGCAAGCATAGTGTACCCAGATGACGGATATTTATTTTCAATGAATTCAAGCAAGATACGACCCACATTCCAATACTCTTATCCAAAAGCAAAAAAATGGTCAGATGTAGCAAATGAAAACATTTCAATATCACCAGATCAGTCTTATTTGTATTTTGAAAAAACAGATGCTCAGGAGTCTAAAGAATTTATTTTTACCGATTACATCGTTGTTCCAAACTATCTTGGCATTGAAACTTCACAAATTTATTGGGATGGGGACGTAAAAGGAATTTCCATAAAGGTAAGCTTAGATAATCAAAATTGGACTGAGTGCATAAACGGCGCTTCAATACCATATTTTAATAAAAGCGATAATCAATTTCAAGATGTATTATTTATAAAAGTTACAATGTCAACTACAGACTCTAGAAAATTTTTGCCTATATTAAAATCTATAGACTTGGTATTTTTTGAAGATCAATCATTCTACGGAGACAACTCTAGCTTTAAAATTATTTCAGACTACGAATACTGTATGCCTAAAGAAAATAGCCGTCCTTTATCTTTTAACAAAAATAATGGATTGTTTATGTTTAATGGCAAAGGGTTTGGAATAGATCATGACATTAATATTCGGTCTGTTGAAATGCTATTTACACCAGATGGGTCGGCTTCAGTTCTTTTGTCTACAAATAATGAATCCTTTAGTTGGAATTCGGCGGGGGTTATTAGTAAAGCTGGAATAGATTCAGTATATGTAAATGGAGAAAATGTAACTAACGCAGTCAATATATTTGAATATTTTATACCTGGAATACAGCACCACGTAATAATAAATTTAAACCAAGACGTAAGCACCAATATTAGATTTAATCAGAATCAATCAGGGTCTTCTTCGGGTGGAAGAAATCTGTATAACAACTTGGCCATATACAAGCTGCCATTTACCCAGGAGCTAGTATCTATGCATTATTTAAATTATATTGGAGTTGACTCGCTAGTAATTCAAGACACCACTATGTCATTAGCAGAAAAGAATACTGGCACGGACAATTTGGCATATTTCTTTGTGTCTGAAGACCGTGTTGCGACAAATATATAATATTACGTACAGCCGCAAGACATATCTGGACTTTGACATCAAATAATGGTATGATTGTGGTCTATGGATATCTTAAATCAAAAAAGTCAAATTATAGAAGAAACCACCCTTGGTATATATGTGTGGGAAATGCCTGATGGCAGATGGATTGGGGACGACGATGGCAATTTTCTTTCGGTCACGGCAAAAAAAGGAAATAGATCCAAAATCGATGCTTTGGCTAGAGAGGTTCGCTCATACGGTATATACGAGGGCAATCCCAAGTTCCTTTCAGGGCGTAGAAAAATTGACGACGAAGAATTTGAACACCAAAATGAAAGACTCAAGTGGGGATTAACTCCAGATCCTTTGGATATTGGAGTCTATAAAGATTCAATGCTTAGAAACGGAGCGGTACAGTGAGAGCAGAGTTTATTGATGACGATGCGTCAGATGAAGTATCTACTATAGATATATCTAATTCTGCAGATTGGTTTAGCTTTAAAAAAGAAAAAGAGCATGACGATCCTTTTGCTATGGGTCTAGAAGATATTAAAAAGCTTAGTGGGCTAGGGGCTACATTTAGAAGAAAAGTCAATAGAGATTTTTCAAAAGCATTTGTTGGAACTAGCGGCGTAGGTACACAACAGAATTTAATGCAGCAAGCAATTAGCGGATATGCGCTATTTGATCTTGTTGAACCTACATATAACCTAGACTATCTCTCAAAGATTTACGAAGTATCAACTTACAACTATGCAGCTATAAATGCAAAAGTTTCAAATATTGTTGGCCTAGGCTACAACTTTACTGAGACTACAAAAGCAAAAGATGCTATGGATGAAATTAATGATAGCAAGCAGCTTGAAAGAGCAAGAGCTAAAATAAATCGAATTAAAACAAATTTAGAAAAATGGCTTGACGATTGCAACGAAGAGGAGTCTTTCACAGAGACCCTTATAAAGGCTTACACGGACCTTGAGGCGACTGGGAATGGTTACCTAGAGATAGGACGTACAACAGCAGGAGATGTAGGCTACATAGGCCATATACCAGCTAAAACAATGCGTGTAAGAAGATTACGTGACGGCTTCATCCAGTTACTTTATGGCAAGGCTGTATATTTCCGTAACTTCGGAGACATGGAAACATTAAATCCTATTGCTGGCCAAGAAGACAGGCCAAATGAGATTATTCATTTAAAGAAATACACGCCTATGAATAACTATTACGGTGTGCCAGATATTATTGCAGCCCAGCAAGCATTGGCTGGAAATGAATTTGCTGGAAGATATAACCTAGACTACTTTGAAAATAAAGCGGTGCCAAGATATATTATTACAGTTAAGGGAGCAAAACTTTCTCCAGAATCAGAAAGAAAATTACTTGAATTTTTCCAGGTTGGATTAAAGGGTAAGAATCACAGATCCCTTTATATTCCACTTCCAGCGGATACACCAGACTCAAAGACTGAATTTAAGATGGAGCCGATTGAAGCTGGAGAGCAAGAATCTTCTTTCAACATCTATCGTAAAACTAATAGAGATGAAATTCTTTTAGCCCATCGTGTTCCTATTAATAAAATTGGAACTCCAGAGGGAGTCAATTTAGCGGTAGCAAGAGATGCCGATAAAACATTTAAGGAGCAGGTTTGCCGACCAGCCCAAGATAGATTAGAAAAGAAATTAAATTATTTAATCGCAGAGAAAACAGACGTTGTTGAATTAAAATTTAATGAGCTAAGTTTGACAGACGAAATAACCCAAAGCCAGATAGATGAGATCTATTTGAGAATGCAGGTAATTACCCCTAATGAAGTTAGAATCAGAAAGAACATGATTCCTATTGAAGGTGGTGACGAGGTAGTAGAATTAAAGCCTCAACAGGCAGCAGATCAAAATGCTAAATCTACGGGTAATAGGGCCAGGGACCAAGAACGTGCCAAAACGACTTCAGATAAAACTGGAGAAGGCAGAAATGCCAAGGGCGATGGTCCAAAAGTCAAGTGAGTTTAATCAACTACGATTTGCGTTATAGTAAATAAACCACTAAAATTAAGCATATGAACATTGAAAAGACCATGTGGTCTAGCAGCGGTGATACCGTACAACTATCAGTTCCTTTCACAAAAGTAAACCGTGAAAAGAGAACTGTATCTGGCTTTGCTACGCTTGATAACGTAGATCAAACTGGTGATGTCGTAACTGCAGAAGCTAGCATGAAAGCGTTTGATTCGTTTAGAGGAAACCTTCGTGAGATGCATCAGCCTCTTGCGGTAGGTAAGGTTGTTTCGTTTAGACCTGAAACTTATTACGACCAGACAACAAAAGAATTTTATAATGGTGTTTATGTTACATCATACATTTCAAAGGGTGCACAAGATACTTGGGAAAAAGTTCTTGATGGCACTCTTTCTGGTTTTTCAATCGGCGGAAAGATTATAGAAGCAGACAACGAAATGAATAAGTCTACTGGAGAACAAGTTCGTTTTATTAAGAACTATGAACTAATTGAGTTATCGATTGTAGATTCACCAGCAAATCAACTATGTAATATTTTTTCTATTGAGAAAATGAATGGTCAGCTTGTATTTAAAGGTATGGCTGCAGATGTTGTAACAGAAAATATTTTTTATTGCGAAGAAAGTGACTCAGTGTTTATGTCTACAGAAAAAACATTTGATTCTCCAGTATCTGGTAAGCCAGCTACATTGATTGGATGGGTAGAAAGCTCAGACGTATCCAAGTCAAAAGAAATAGATAAGATTCTTGCTTCATTTAAGAAGACAAGATTAGCGTTGCCTGAAACACAAATAATTGCAAAACAGGCAAACGTAGAAGGAGGTAATGACATGGAAAAACTTAATGTAGGCAAAGAAGAGTCAGTAGTTGCAGAAGCAATTGTT